TTTTTTCCAAATCCAAATTCTTTTAATGATAACAAACACTCTCTTCTTTGAAGCATCATGTCATCTGAATAATTAATCTGGGTATCCATCGTCGTCATCCCTCCCTTGTGTGTAAGCGTGATTGTTTCCGTTAGTGCGATAAGCATCTACGTCAGAGTATACCTCAGATTCTAACACATCTAGTAAGGATTGCAAGCTCTTGACGATGTTTTTTAACTTCCCTCTATCCATATTTATGTTGACAGTAACAATAGTATACCATAAAAAAAGAGGGGTCGCAACCCCTCTGGATTACACTATCATGTAATTAAGACTTTACTGCGACTCCTCTATAGACGAGTTTTGCATCTGTCTTACTGTCCTTATTTGGACGGTTGTTTGTGTCATACTTAACACCACGATAAGTAACTTGTGCCATCGGTTTTCTCCTAAAGTAGTTGGGATTGTAGCCCCGTTCCTTCAGTCTATCCGTCTCTTACGAGATGAACGCTGCGTTCCTAGACTTACTTGCGTCCAATTGACCATGCCTTGCAATTTTCTTCTGGTACTTTGGTATAGAAGTAATCAATAAGATACTCCTTAGCATCTTGGATGTGATTCTCATCGCTGAGTATCTCAATCCTTGCTTGGTTCCATTCGTCACATGACATTTCCCAATGGGTCGCATCATGTTCCGCGAACATTAATACTAGAAGTGCTAATCCATGCATATTGGATGAACGATTGTGTTAATTATAACACATATAATTGTATTTAGTCAAGTAATTTGTAGTTTTTACTACCTTTTTGATACAATTTTATAAAATCTTAAGATTTATCTTTGATTTTATCACCTATGACTAAGGTATCTAGGTCTGTCTCATAATATAAACCCAAAGCGTCTCCTATTCTCCCAGCTATAGGTTTACCACCGTTATTTAAAGAGGTGTTAAGTAATACAGGCACACCAGTTAGTTTTTCATACTCCTTTAGTAACATATAATAATCTTCTTGAGATTCATTTACAGTATTGATCCTACATGTGCCATCTGCATGAGTAATACTAGGGAATCTATCTGGTTCTAACACATCCGTAACATATAACATGTATGGCGAAGGCCCATTCCAATAAAAATACCTTGATACTTTCTCTTCTAACACTGAGGCACCAAAAGGTCTAAATGGTTCTCTATGTTTTACTTTATTGTTGATCCAATCTTTACCATGAGGATCATCAGGTCTCATTAATATACTTCTATTACCTAACGCTCTGGGGCCTATCTCTCCATGACCCTGATACCATCCGACTATCTTTCCCTGTGCAAGTAACTCAGCAGTGTCCTTGATCGTCTTTGTGGAGGGTCTGTCCACAGGTGCCTGATCATCTTGCATAAAAGGAAATCCCTCTGAGGGAAGTGGCATCAAATTATTTTCTCTTCTGAGGAACTCCACAGCACCAAGACTCAATCCTTGATCGTATGCGTGTGGTGGTATGACTAGATTAGGTATCGCATCTTTCAATACCTTATTAATAATAGTATTTTGTGCCACACCACCAGAGTATCCTACAATATCATCTGGTTCAACAAACTTTTGAAAATGTCTTAGATATATTTGTTCTGTGTATTCGTGTGCTGTATGAATATAGTCTACCAAATATTGTTCATCGTGAGATTTTGCTTGAAGTAAATCAAAATCCCACATCTTGTCCAGATTATCAATGTGTATGCCATCATTACTTACATCTGGATTAATATTACCAAAGGCCTTTAGTGCCATCACTTTCCCTGCATGATCTAGATAGTTTCCACGCAAGTTTAGGATTTGACCACTCATTCTAGTCATAATGAATCCAAGACTAGGAGAGCCATCCTTTATAACATTAACGCCTCTTGGAGTTTTACCATAGTCTATGAGTTTACCATCTCTCCACACGCTACGATACATCCAGTCATCACCAAATCCATCAAAGACAAAGTGAAGATTAGGTTTGACCTTCATAGGCCAGAAACTTAGCGTATGTGCATAGTGATGATCTATTCTATAAACAGGGCATCTAAATCCTAGATCTCTGAGAAAAGGTATCTCTATCTGTTCTGATACTTTTTGGGAGTTTATAGCAATCCACTCATTAACAACACTGTGTCTCTCATATACAGTTCCAGCACAATCTATGATCATGCAAACACCGTCTACAAACCAAGGTTGAATATTCCACTCATCTAGTATTCTTGTCCACTCATATATGCCATTAGTAAAACCATGATGTTTATTCTGATAGTCTCTTTCAAAAGATCTATACCTAACAGTTTCACCATCATAATAAGTTACATTAGCATCATGGGAGTCTAATCTTAGACCTAATAATTTCATGCGACCCTACGGCTCAAATTTTTACCCGAATTTTTTTTGCGCTATTTTATATTTCAAAAAGCGATTTTACATACCTGGCGGTCTAGAAGGATCTTGCATAGGCATTCCTTGACCAGGCATCTGATAACCAGCACCCATTCCTGGCGGCATCATACCTCCACCACCACTTCCTGGCATGCCTTGAGGAGATCCACCAAAATTTCTATTGATGCCTCCATCTTGCATCTTCTCGAATCCATGTTCGACTCTGTGTGCTTCTACAGTTTTAGATATCTCATCTATTTTTCTCTCTAAGGTTTTAATCTTTAAGAGAATCAAATCAAGTTTATCTTCCATGTTGAGATCTATTTCTAATAATAATCTGATTATTTTCGTAGTCAGGAATGAAGTCTAAAACATCCTCTGATGGCCAATCCATCTCTTCATACAAAGCGTTGAGTCTGTCCATGTCTTCCCAAAGATCATTGACATGTTCTTTAGGTGTTGGTCTAAACCAATCCTCTTCTGGTTCTAAGTTTCCGTGTCGTGCCATGTTACCTCCCTAAGAAATAGTGATTAACAATTTCAATCTTTTCATGTGCTTGTGCGATGGCATTTATTTCACCATCTATTGCTGCCATGATATCAGGGTGTTCTCCTATACCTACAGGATAGGTAAGGTAAACTTCGACATTCTGTTTATGTTTGGCGATTAAACCTTCATAATAACGAATTTGTGACTTAAGAATGTCGTCACGCAAATGTATCATAATGTTACTAGATTGTTTTCTTGTAAGTATTTAACAGTTTCGACAGCGCCACCAATTGTAGATGCGTCAGCTGTTACTTGAGGAAAGGTAGACCCCTCTCCAAACTGGTCGTAGAATTCTTTCTTGTTGAAATGTTCATCAAGTTTATATTCTACAAAAGTTAACTGTGCTAATTCTAACACAGTTCTTATTTTTTCGCAATGATTACATCCTGATTTTGAGTAAACGGTGAAATTCATTTAGTTTCGTAAGTTTGGAACCATTCTTTAAGTGTTGTTTGATAACCAGATTCACGGTAAGGAGGCTCTTTGATCCCCTTCATTCTCTTGTATTCATTGTGCATCGCTTGGAGGAACCATGCTTGTGCCAATTGATGTGGGCCCTCCTCCAACAATCGGGTTTGAAATTTCGATAGACCAGGCTTCATCGCCAAATACTCCTTCCTCCACGATAATCGGTTCTCTTCTGTCATCTTGTTCCTCCCAGATTTTTTTGATTTGTTCGGTTTGTTTGTCAATATCTCTCATTGCATTAGCAACCTTGACTTCAATCCACTGTTGTTTCAACCATTCGATGAAACCTAGTGCAAGGTGTTGTACAAATGGGTTCTTGAATTTCTTCTTTACCCATCTCTCGGCTTTATCGTACCAAGGGTCTACGCCTTCCCCGAAGGTCTTTTCAAAGGAGAATAGCACCGATAATAAATCCTTTAGCGAAAGCAATGCACTTCATTTGATAGTCTGTAAGTCCAAACTTATCTTGAAATTTCTTTGCCATTTTCTTATCCCATTCCTTTACATGGTACAAACCATGTACAATAGGATTCATTTTTTCGTGGTCTCCGCAAGACATAATCTTATCCTAAAAAAACTATTTAGATTATATTTTACCATAAAAAAAGACCCCTGTGAAGAGGTCTTAAGAAGTGTGTCGATTTGAATATTAACCGATTGAAGGTGCTGTTAAAGCAACCTGTGTAGACTCTGCTGATGCAAGGTCTAGTGGGAAGTTGTGTGCATTTCTTTCATGCATTACTTCCATACCTAGATTAGCTCTGTTAAGAACGTCTCCCCATGTTGGAACAATCTTACCGTTAGCATCTACAACTGATTGGTTGAAGTTGAAACCGTTAAGGTTGAATGCCATTGTACAGATACCCATTGAGGTTAACCATACGCAGACTACAGGGAATACT